CTCTACTACTCAGTTAGGTGGTTCTGCAGGTTCTCTTTCAGGCACTCTAAGTGGAACTGGTGTTCCTAGCGTTACTGCTGGTGGTCCTGGATCAACTGGTACAGCACAAAGAACCGTTGAGTTAAGCGTATTCAAGTGAGACACATAACTCTCGGACTGATTGCAGTTCTGGGAGTTATAAGTCCTTCATACGCTGGACCCGTAACTCCCAACTTTACCAGTGGGACCATTACCTCAGAGACCAAAACACGCACTGAAGTTATTGAAACTATCAGGCAAATAGAATACTCTACTGGAACATCTTATACAGTAACTGGCACCAACATCAATATACCAGGAACTCCTGCTCCTGGTATGAATTACACAATTCAAACTCAAGGTGCTCCATTCCAATTTAGTGAGACTTATCTGACTCCTGGAGTGGCAAAGGAAACATGGATAGACAGAAAAACAACAGAAGATTCTATAACAAATACTATATCAGTTTTTACACAATAGTATTTTCTTTATTGTTAACATTGACTGGATCAACTAGATCCAGAGCACAACAAGCACCTAGCAATACGAATATTGCAGGACCCTCAGCATCTGCTACTGGTAACGTAACTAACCAGGCAGTTCAGGTGCTTCAGGGTCCTTTTGCTTTGAATACTTATGGTGGTGGTGTTTCATGTCAGGGTCCAACAATGAGCGTTGCCCCATTCGTATTGGGAAATACAAACTATAGTCAAGATCCACAAGCATTCCAATCTTATAGTGGAAATGCTGGTATCTCTTTTGGATTTAATTTTCCTTTAGATGGTTCATTACAAGAACTTTGTAAGGCACGAGCTCGTGTAGAGATTTCAAGACAACAAGCAGAAGCAGATAAAGCAAGATTAGATTTTGAATTAGTTAGATTACTAAAATGTGGCGAAGCTCTAAAGAGTGGAATTTCATTTCACCCAGAAAGTCCCTATGCAAAAATATGTGCAGACATAGTTGTGAAATACCCACGAGTACAGGATGTAGCAAATGGAAATCAAACCAATCCAAATAAGAAGTGAACCTCCACCCATTATTCCAACGATAGAACCTCCTGTTACTCGCAGAACAGAACGATCTGTGATACCTGAAGTTGATATGCCAATTATTAATATGCCAGATACAACTATAAAGTATCCAGTGATTGATGTTCCAACTCAAGAAGAATTTGATGCTGCAGTAAGAGCAGAACAAAAAAAGCAAGAAGAAGAGAAAGAAGAAAAAACAAGAGGACTTCCTGATACCCAACCAGTTCTACCACAGGTACAAGTTCCTGTTCAGGATACTCAAGATAATCGGAATATTCCCGATCAACCTTCTACAAATACAAATCTAGGAGTTCCCATCATTGAAGTACCAATCATCGGGGAAGTTCCCATCCCACCTAAAGAGCAGGTTATTCTTGCTGGCACCACTGCTACTGCTTCTGTTGCTGCGGCTCTTGTTGGCAAATCTTTGGTGGAATGGATGGTAGGTAAAATGAAACCTATTGTCCAACAAATATTTGTAAGGGGTAAGAAACTCCTCAACAAAGATCTTACTCCTTATGAACTTCAGGTTTATTTTGCCTTTGAAAAAACTGCTTCACTTAAGAAAGTCAATAAGTTACTCAAAAAAGAACACAAGAAAGAAAAGAAAGAACAATACAAAAAGTTTCACGAGAAGTGATTACTTCTTACGCTTCGCATCCAGTTCAGCAAAGTTCTTGACTTTTGTGCCGCCATCATAAGTCCAAGCATAACCTTCAGCAATCATCTGGTTATTCAGTGAAGTCTCTTCACCATTGATAAACAAGTGTCCGATGATACGTCCATACTTCTCTGTGGAGTCTGGAAGTTCGGTCTTGATGATAATATCTTTGGCAAATTCCAATCGGTGCTTTAACCAATCCTTTGATTCGAGTCCATATTTCTTTTCTTTCGCATCAGCGGTGCGACTCTCAGGAGTGTCAACAGCAGCAAGGCGAATCCGTTTAGTAAGAGATATATCGAACCCCAAATCAATATCAGCGTCAATAGTGTCCCCATCGACTACCTTATGAATTGCTCGAATACGATATATGTATGGGTCTTGATTTGACATCAGAAAGGAAACTTAATACTCCCAGTATTTAGTTTTGGGATAGGTAGTTTCTCAAATGCTTTGTTGACTTGCTTCTCTACAACAGCACCAACAAACTCTTCTGGGTTATCCAGAATCTTCTGTGCTTTTTGGTACGTTACATAAGCACCATAACAAAGTGCTCCACTAATTGTCAGACTTGTCGCTGACAGAATGATCGCTAGGTTCTTCATCTTTCATCTCCAATGCAGCTAATCGAAGTATATAGTAAATGATATACGCCACAAAAATAAGACCACAAGATAATATTATAAAAACACCCCAAGGAAATTCACCCATTAGTATTTTCCTTCTACACAATATTCCGATTTTTTATTTGGAGTGTAAGGTTTTAATCCCTCTCTCGGAGTCATCCATCCACAACCAATCAACCATTCCATTGTCATTGGTGTTGGACGAACTTGTTCCCAGAGTGGTCCCTTAGCACACATCTCCAAATATTTTACAGTTTGATCAGACTGTTCTTCTGCCCAGTTGGCATCCGCCTCCCATGGCACAGCACGACTTTGCATCATTGATTCATATGCAAGTCTTGTACTCTTCATTACCCAAGATGGAATCTCAGAATCTTGATGAACTTGTGCCATAAAAGATGTTTCGATCCCACCACCCATACAATCCTGAACTACATGCCATCCTTCATGCCTCATCGTTCCTAGAAATTCTCTAGGATCTCTTAAAAGTTCTTCATTTACAAAGAAACGATTGTATTTTGGTTTATAAAGTCCGACCGTTCTTGGTGTGAAATATCTACTTTGTCCAACATATACTGGAACATTAACTTTGTTTAGAGCAGTTAGAATATTTTTAATCTCTTCTCTAAACGGATCAAAAGACTTATCTAAAAGTAAAGCAGAGTCTGGTGTAAGTTGTTCGACTCCTTCTGTACATTCTCTGAGTATCATACAACCCATTGCCGCAGCACTATATGCGGGAACGGTTGGTTGACTCTTTAATATTTTTTCGGCATTAACTGGAAGTGTAAAGGTTGATAATAACCCAAGTATTGTGAGGATTTTTTTCATTCATCCCACCATCCTTCTTGTTTATGAATCCAGACTTTCAGGTCTTTTACATAATTTCTCAAGATCTGGGCCTGTTCTTCATGCCAATAGTCACCCGTCTCCATGTGAAGACGGGTGTGATTATCTATTGCTTTGAGAATCTGATGTATCGGAGCATTCCAACACTCCCTTTTTGGAGTGTTCCACTCTCGCGGCATAATACCTCATTATTTACTTTTTCTTTCCGCCGTTTTTTGCCTTTTTGGCAGTTGCGTTTCCCTGATTCTGTTTGGAGTTCTTTTGACCTCCAGCAGAACCTTTCTTACCTTTATTTGGTGACTTTGACATTATGCTCCTGTGCGGGGTTGGACATATCCTTCACCCTCATCAACCTTTGTTTCCAGTGCTTCTACTCTTGCCTCAAGAGTTTCTGGAGCAGGTGGTTCTGGTGGAGTTTCTACTACTTCTTCTCTGCGTGGTTCTTCTTTCTTTTCATCTTCTTCATCACCACCCTTCTTCATTGTATTAATACCAAAGGTAGCGGCAGAAGCAGTAAAGACCGTCGCAATGAAAGTGGGGTCCATCTTGGATAGAGCCCCAGCATAACTAGCAGTTAGAAGAGCAGCAGACCATCCTAGGATGGCAATACGAATTACTTGCCCCAAAGCATTCTCCTTTTTCTTGTCCATCAGTGTCCGTGTGATGAAGTCTGTCTTATTTAGGTTTTTAGAACCTAAACTTGACCTTAGCAGCAACAGAATTATTAGTAACTCCGTTGTTTACTCCGTGAGAACCCTCAACAAATAACATTTCTTTATAATCTACAGAAGCAGTTACATCATAAGAACTATCAGTTCCATAAGAACCTTCTACACTGACACCAAAGAGAT